TTAAAAAAAGAAAAAAAAAAATCGTGAAAAAGAATATACATTAGAATATCTAATAAAAAAAGAAATAAAAAAATACAAAAAGAGTAGATTAAAAAACCTGATAATACCCGGAAAAAATACAACATTAGACCCTGACAATGAAAGAAGAAATAATGGCATACATACTTATGAAGAATTAAAAGTAAATGATAAAGTAAAAGATAAAGTAAATGATAAATTAAATGATGAAATAATTAAATCACCAACAATTAAACATTTTGAAAAAATATATTAAAAATTAACATATATGTAAAATTAATGAATATTAGTAAAAAAAAATATAATATTATAAAATTTTTTAAAAATTGCTTTATCCCCGAAGATGTTATAAATCTTCATATATATAAGTATTTGAAAATGAGTGACATGATAAAATTTGGTTTATTAAATAAGGATTTTAAAAATGACAATGATTTGATAATAAAAAAGGTAAAAATAATACAAAAAAGTTTTAGAAGTAATAGGTTACCATATGATTATGGTAATATGAGTTCTTTTGGTAAAGCATTATCATGGGATAATTATTATAAATATATGAGAGTATATAAGAGAAGGTTGTTATATAGAAAGTTAATAATTAATATGAATATTTCATCTTTGAAAAATTATCCATTTTTTTTATTGAATAAAACCATGGATAGTAATTCTTCTAGATATTTAATAGTTAATAACTGGATTGAAAGAAATTTACCAAGTGGTGATATTACAAAAAGAGATGTTTTAAATTTTTTTAAAGAAAACAGAATAACAGTAAGAGAAATAATATATGCTGGTTGGTAATTTATTTTGCAATGATTGTTTCATATGCCATTTTACATGCGGCTTGTTCAGCTTTCTTTTTAATTTTATGTTTTGATTCACTTAAAAATATAATAAATTTTGGTTCTAATTCATTATCTAATAATGAATTATAATAATCTTTTAATCTTTCAATAATAGTATTATCCGTTTTTTCTATTTGATTGATATTAAAAAATTCTTTCAAACACATAACACTATTATCACTATGGATAAATTGATGAGATTTATGATTTACAGCCAAGTATACACCCATATGATATCCTTCTTCTTCATCCCAAACATTAATTTCTTTATAAATCGGTGTAACTTTGAAAGCCTGTTGTAACTGAACTTGTAATTGATTTTTATAATTATCATTATTATTAACCAATTCTAACCAATTAATGTGTTTTTCAAAAACGTTTTCAATAAAAATTTGTGCAATTTGAAATCCGGGTCCAGTAACAAAAACATTATCAAACCATTTGTCATCATCATGAATGGAAATTTTATTGAAATCAAGGAAAAGCGCACCTAAAAAAGCTTCAAAAAGGCATCCTAATTTTTTGAGATTTGTTCTTGTTTTTTTTTCTTCAGCGTTTTTTGATAAAATATAATGCCTATTAAGTCCCATTTCATATGCCATTCTACCAATCGTTTCATTTTTTACGAGTGCGATTTTCTTTTCAGTCATAAAACCTTCATTTTCTTTTGGGAATCTTCTATAAAGATAATACTTCGTAACACACTCGAGAACACCGTCACCTAAAAATTCCAGTCTTTCATTAGACTTTGTTTTAAGAGGAATACAATTACCTGGTTTTTCAACAATTGTAATATTATTAACTTCATTATCGAGTTTTGGTCGTTTGCAGTATGATTTGTGAACGAACGCTCTTTTATATAGATTGATATTGTGAACTGTATCTGGGACACCATATTTCTTTAAAATATCTGATAAAAATTTTAAAGAAACTTCTGTATTTAAATTATTATATGGGTCGAAAATTAATTCTGAATCTGTTTTTTTAATATCACCATCATTTTGCATCATATAATTTAATATTAATATTATTATTTAACTCCCTTTTATTAATTATTTAATGATGCTTTGATGACTTCTTTGATGACTTCTTTGATGACTTCTTTGATGACTTATTTTGTAAATTTTCATATTCTTCTTTCCAAAATTTACCCCATGTTTTATTCATGTCTTTTTTTACATCTTTTTTTACATCTTTTTTTACATCTTTTTTTACCTTTTTTGAATCTTCGCCAATACTATCCGCAGCATCCGCATCAGCATCCGCAGCATCCGCAGCATCCACAGCATTCGCAGCATCCACCGCATCCACCGCATCCACAGCATCCACAGCATCCACAGCATCCGCAGCATCCACAGCATCCGCAGCATCCACCGCATCCGCAGCATCCGCCGCATCCGCCGCATCCACAGCATCATTATTTTCGTCATCCCTTTCTTCGTCTGTATCTTCACTGAAATTTTTAACTAAATTATCAGCATATTCGGGTTTATGATGTTTATTATAACTATAAGCGGCCATAATAAATCCTAGAAAACCAACACCAAAAGCTCCTGCCATTTTAGGTGAAATTTTTTCCATATATAAAAATGTTATTATAAATCTTTAATAAGATTTTTATTAAATATATTAAAGATTTGCATTTATTATTTACAACATGATTATAAAGATTGATAATAGAGAGAGAAAATTAATAAAATTAATGAAAGCTTTAAAAAATGATTTTGATTACAATTTTGAAATTATAGTGGAAGTATTGGATTTAGGCGATATAATTATTTATGATGATAATGTTGAAAAGCTTATTATAGAGAGAAAATCGTTAAGTGACCTGGCAGCATCATTAAAGGATGGACGATATTCTGAACAATCGTATAGATTGAATGGTATGAAAATCCATAATCATAATATTGTATATTTGATAGAAGGTGATATACATAATTATAATAATAAGTATAATAAGATTAAAGCATCGACACTCCAAGTTACGATGTTTTGCTTACAATATTTTAAGGGATTTAGTGTTTTTAAAACACGAGATGTAATGGAAACAGCGGAATATATTTTGCGGATTACAAATAAACTTCAGAAAGAGAAAACTAGAGAGAATTATTATAAGAATGATGGAACAAATAACCATTCTGATAAATCATACACAGATGTGGTTAAAAGAGTGAAGAAGAATAATATAGTACCGGAGAATGTAGGTGAGATAATATTGAGTCAAATACCGGGCATAAGTAGTAAAACGTCGAAAGTGGTGATGTCTAGGTTTAATTCATTGTATGAAATGTTGGATAAAATAAAGAATGACAAGCATTGTTTGGACAACCTCGAGTTTGAGATGGCAAATGGAACGAAAAGAAAAATATCACAGACGACAGTAAAAAATATTAGGAAATATTTGTTGTATAGAAAAGATGACCCAGTAATAAAAATAGATGTATAAAATATATATTAAATTTGCTTAAAAATATTATTCTATTTTTTAATATAAATGTTAAGTTATTTTAAAACCAAATACGACCCTTCAAATGAAGATATTAAAAAAGCGTTTCCAGATTTTGAATATACAAAAAAAGAGGTTTGGTTGGAAAGTTTTTTAAATGATTATGTTTTGACTCCAAGTAAAATGGCGGATTTTGCATATAAAAAATTAGATAAGGTAACCACGTCATACCTTTTAAGTGATAACCAACGAGTTCAGTTGAAAGAATTAATCGAGAATGATAAAATTGAAAAAAAAGTTGGGTGGGAAACTTATTGTAATATATTAACAACGAGACAAATTGACTATATTGGTTATTAAAATATTATTTTTCATATTTATAAAATATTATATAAAATATATAATATATGAAATTTATAAACAAAAATTTAAAAAAATTTAATAAAATCTTGAATTTAAAAAAAATAATGACGTTTTTAAAAAAGCATTATATACTGATATTGACTTTGCTTATTATTATTTATTTGATAAAAACTAATTTTAGGGAGTATTTTGGTAGTATGGGAAATAGCGATGTTAATGAATGTAAACCCAAGGCTTTACCAGAAATGATATTTTGTGGTAATGAGAAAGATTTACCGAGAACACAAGCTAGAAATTTAATAAAAAATTTAAAAATGCAAATAAAATATTATTTGAAAGTAGTAAAAGAAAATATGGATAAGAGCGATGAGATATTTAAGTCGGCAATCACAGTTGCAAAATCAAAAAGTGATAAATTAAATAAGAAATGGAATAAAGATACAAAAAAACCGAAAGATTTAAAAAATTGGATTTTTAAAGACAATGGTAGAAAAGAAGAAATACAGAAATATTTAGAAATGAAATTTAAAGTTGATAATGATTTTAAAAAAACTTTAAAAAATGGAGCAAAGAAACTAAAAAAAATGATAAATAAATTTTCAAAATTTGAAAAAGATATTGGTAAAGAAAAACAATCTCAAATAGTTGATTTATTACTTAATATGTTTATAGGACCTACAATGTGGAAAACTGTATTCGAGGCTAATGGTATAGAAGAAGATGGATTTTTATATAAAGATAAATATAAAGAAAATTCATTTATTTATATTAAAGAAATAGTGAAAGGTCTCCATGAAATTAACGATGATATTATAAAAAAGCATAGTATTTATAAAAAATATTAGTTGAAAAATTATATATTGATAAAAATGTATTTAAAAATAATTTAAAATACATTTTTTATAATGGAATCACAACAACAACCACAAAAACAACCACAAAAACAGGTCGCTTTATCAGAAGTAGAAATTAAAGATGAGAATATTGCTTTGAATGTGATGGTAGCAATGTTAAACATGGCACAAAAACGAGGAACATTTTCAATGGAGGAATCTTCAAAATGTTGGGAATGTATTCAAAAATTTGTGAGACCTCAACAAAACGCAGGACCAAATGCAGCACCAAACGCAGCGCCAAATGCAGCGCAACCATCTTTAACGGAAAACATTAGCATGGAAACAAGTGAAAAACATTGAAGATTTTCAATTATTGGGTTTCAATATTTTTTGGTCGTCAAATGGATTATTCATATTTCTAGTTCTACCTACAAAATCTCCTTTTTTTATAGAAGCTTTTGTAGCAGCATCGCCTTTCCAAGCACTATTCATGGGATTTATAGTTGCTTCTAAAATAATGTCATCTAATTTTGTTTTAACACCGATATTTTGATTTTGATTTTCAATACCAGAAAAATGATTTACGTTATAAGGTGGGTTATCCATAGAAGCATCTTTTAATGGGTTATTTGTGTTTGTGACGTTATATTTATTGGAAATATTACTTGGTAGACCTCCTTTTTTATTTAGAGGGTCTCCTTGCAAGCGGAATCCTTTATTGTTTTGAACATCATATGTTTCTTCATAATAAAGGATTGGGCAATTAATATTCATATATTTTTGATATTTAACAAATTCGGCATATTCTTCTAAATTATCAAATTTTATGGGATTTACACCAGGAATCATAGCTTTTTTAGTGTTTACTAAATGTAATTCTTTACCTTTTTTTATTAATAAATTGGGACATTTATCATTTAAATCAAAACCTTCAACTAAATCAGTATGTTTATATGTTAAAGTAAATAATAATCCTAGAATAAATAATCCAATGATTGCGCAAGATTTAAAATTATTTGTCATAGATTTGAAAATATTTTTCATATATATTTTATTTATATATTAATTTCTTTATGATTTATATATGAGAGTTATTTCAGCAACACAAAACAACATTCCTTTTTTGAATAATTTATTGCAAAAAAACAAAGCAGTTGTATTCTTCGTTGCACCATGGTGCGGACATTGTAGAGCTTTAGAACCAACATTAAATAAAATTATGGGTAGATTTAGCACATCCAGACGAGATGGTTTAATTGCGCGCGTTTCGGAGGGAGATGTAAAAAATTTAAATTGTGATAAAGATATTCGTGGATTTCCAACAATACGAGTTTTAAATAATGGGGAAAAGGAAAAGGATTATGAAGGTCCTAGAGACGAAAATTCATTAAATTCATTTTTAGCAGATGTTTTTAATAAAAATTTAATTAATAAACCCGTTAATGTTTTAAAAAAAAGATTAAAAAATATTCACATGGAGAAAAGAAGAACACCTTATAGCTCACTTTTAAGAAATGCTGCGAATAAAGCAACCAAAAAAGCAGCCAAAAAAGCAGCCAAAAAAGCAGCCAAAAAAGCAACCAAAAAAGCAGCAAAGAAAGCAACCAAAAAAGCAGCCAAAAAAGGAGCCAAGAAAGCAACCAAAAAAGGAGCCAAGAAAGCAACCAAAAAAGCAAAGAAGAAAGCCACTAAAAAAGCCAAATTAAAAAAAACATTAAAAATGTTAGAAAGTTTAATTAATTAATTCTATATGGCGTTTTAAAATTTCTTGTACTTGTGTTTCGGGAGACCACTTTGACCATCTTAAATATACATTGTTCATACATAAACACATAGCACATTTGCAATCACTTTCTTTAAATGTATCTTCTTTTCTATCTGGTTCATTTGAAATAATTTCTTCCTCATTATCATCACCATAGATTTCATCCTTTATAGCCTCAATTTTTTCTTTTAAATTATCTCTTTTTGTGAACATGAACATTTCCAACATCATCCCTCTTTTAATATCTTCGGGGGTAATACAGTTTCTCTTACAATGTTTGATATATAAAGCAGAATGGTTTAATGCGTTTTCTGAAAAATGAACTAAAATAGACATAAAATCTTTAGCCTTTTCTTGGTCATCACCATTATCAAAACCAGTTTTCATAAACGCGTAATCAGTCATAATATATATAACGTAGCATATAATATTTAAATTATTTTTATAAACTATTGCAAGTTCTTGCTGTACACACCAAAATAGTTTTCAAAAACTTTTTTCATATAAAATTGATAATTATTTTATATGAAAAAATATAAACATAAAATACCAAACTATAAATAATGTCTGAAAAGATTTATGTTAGACTTTTCGATTTTAGAATCTATAATGAAGATTTGAGTGAAGATTCGGATGAAGAAGAAAAAAGCTTTGGTGATAAAAAAGAAACAGTGATACAAATGTATGGTATGAATGAGGGAGGTGAAACATTCACAATAAATGTTATGAATTTTCAACCATTCTTTTATGTAAAAGTTCCACAGTATTGGGATTTACGAAAATTAAAAGAGTTTAAAGAAAAAGTTAAAAAAGAAATAGGTCCTTATCATGCTGGGTCAGTGAATAATTTTAAATATATTAATAAAAAGAAATTATACGGATTTGACAATAATAAGACGTATAATTTTATAAAAATTACTTTCAAAAACACATCAGTATTTAATAAAGTTAAAGCATTATGGTATACAAAAGATGAAGATTTTAGAAAAAGAAGTTTGTTAAAAGATGGGTTTTTAAAAACGGAATTATATGAGGCAAAATTGCCACCATTATTGCGTTTCTTTCATATAAAAGATATTTCACCGTCAGGATGGGTATCCTTTAAAGAGAAAGATGTTGACTCTGAAAGTAGTGAAACATGTTGCAACTATGAATATTGGATAGATTATGATAATATTGTTTCAGAGAAAAAGAAGGAAGATTCAATACCTTTGAAAATATGTAGTTTTGATATTGAAGCTTCGTCAAGTCATGGTGATTTTCCATTGGCAAAAAAGACATATTTAAAGTTGTGTCGTCAAATAGTGATTTATTGGACGACTAATAAACAAGAAATTAGAACAAAATCACCAGAAGAAAAGAGAGCCATTTTAATAGATTTGATTTATACCGCACATGGTTATAGTAATATTGAAGGTATTGATAAAATTTATTTAAAAAAGGAAATAACAAGTAAAAAAGATATAAATAATTTTATAGATAAAATTATTTTTGAAAAAATAAAAAAGTATAACGAATGGCCGAAAATAACAAATAATAATAATGCAGAACCAGATGATGTTTTTAATATATCAAAAAAGAAAACAATAATATTTAAAAATAAAGAAGTAGAAAAGAAAAACATCATTAATTTATTAGATAGTAATGAAGATATTGTTTTTAAAAGTGAAATTTTGAATAGAATATTTACAGGAATATATAATTATTCAAAAATAAAGGTGACTTATTTACAAGATGGTGAAAAAGTAAAAAAACAAGGGAAAATAATAAATATAGATGATTTAACCCTAGATTTAAATGAAGTAGAAACAAAATATATTAAGGGTCGACCAGAAGAAAAACCAAAATATAGAAAAGCAAATTCATTTGATTCATTAATTATTAAGCCAGAATTATGTCTTCCAGAAGTGGAAGGTGATACCGTCACATTTATCGGTTCAACTTTTATGAGACTTGGAGAAAAGGACCAATATTTAAATAATATGATTGTTTTAAATACTTGCTCCAGCTGTCCTGATGTTCCAAACTGCGAAATAGAAACATATGATAATGAGCGAGATGTATTATTAGCCTGGACAAAAATGATACAAAGAGAAGACCCTGATATTGTTATTGGATATAATATTTTTGGGTTTGATTATAAGTTTATGATTGAACGAGCGGAAGAGTTAGGTTGTAAAGCAAAATTTTTGCAATTAGGAAGGTTAATGGGTGAACAATCGCGTGTTATTGATTCGTCTATTAAGATTGCTAGTGGTACACATGATTTAAAATATATTAAAATGGAAGGTCGTGTTCAAATAGATTTATACAATCATTTTAGGCGCGAAATTAATTTACCGTCATATAAATTAGATAACGTGGCCTCTCATTTTATAGGAGATATTATAAAAGACGTTGATTCTGTTGATGAAAAAACAATTATAAAGAGCAAAAATTTGATGGGATTGAAAGATGGACATTATATTTGTTTTGAATTATTAGGTCATTCAACTGATAAATATAAACAAGGTAGAAAATTCATAGTAGAACAAATGAATTCAGATAGTTTTGTAATAAATAATAAAGAAATCGCGCAAGATTTGAAAGGAAAAAAATGCAGATGGTGTTTGGCAAAAGATGATGTTACACCACAAGATATTTTTAGACTAACGAATGAAGGTCCAGATGAAAGAGCTATAATTGCAAAATATTGTTTTCAGGATTGCAATCTAGTTCATAATTTAATGATGAAGAATGATATTTTTACAGGAATGTCAGAGATTGCCAGTATTTGTTATGTTCCTGTAGAATATATTGTTATGAGAGGTCAAGGAATTAAACTATTATCTTTTATTGCAAAAAAATGTTCCGAAAAAAATACATTAATGCCGGTTTTGGATGTAGAAAGGGGTGACAGTAGTTATGAAGGTGCGATTTGTTTAAAACCGTATTGTGGTTTGTATATCGATAATCCTGTTGCAGTTGTAGATTATGCATCACTATATCCAAGTTCAATGATTAGTGAAAATATTTCACATGATAGTAAAGTATGGACAAAGGAGTATGATTTGAATGGTAATATAGAATGTGATTCAATGGGTAATGAGATAATTAAAGGAGTCAGGGATGAAAAAGGTGATTTTAAATATGATAATTTACCGGGATATAAATATGTTAATATTACGTATGACAGATATATTTGGCGACGCAAAGGTGCTGGGAAGGCACAAGAAAAAGTTAAAGTTGGTACTAAAACGTGTCGTTTTGCACAATTTCCAGAAGGTAAAAAAGCTATTATGCCTTCAGTATTGCATGAATTGTTAGCAGGAAGAAAAGCTACGCGGAAATTTATTAAATATAAAACAGTAACATTAACGGATGGTGAGGAAATATCTGGGTTGTATAGTGTTAAAGATAAAAAATGTAAAATTGTTAGTGAAAAAGAAGTGTGTGAATTTGACGAAGAAGAAGTAGTAAGTGTTAGAGATACATATGATGATTTTATGAAGAATGTCTTTGATAAGAGACAACAGGGTTTAAAAGTTACAGCAAATTCATTATATGGTCAATGTGGTGCTAGAACAAGTAGTTTTTATGAAATGGATATTGCGGCGTCGACAACTGCAACCGGGAGAAAATTATTGATTTATGGAAAAAAAATCATTGAAGGTGTATATGGAAATAAAATATGTGATACTACACATGGTAAAATTAGGTGCAAGTCCAAGGTGGTATATGGGGATAGTGTTACAAGTGATACGCCACTTTTATTAAGAAATAAAAATACAGGAAATATAATATTTAAACAAATAGATAATATTATGAATGAAAATGAATGGAAATCATATGAAGGTTTTAAGATGGGTGATGTAGGTAGAATAAATAAACAACAGAAAATAATTGATAAATTTGAAGTATATACATCAAATGGTTGGAGTAATATAATTAGATTAATTCGACATAAAACAAAGAAAAAAATATATAGAATTACGACACATACAGGTGTGGTTGATGTTACTGAAGACCATAGTTTATTGGACCCAAATTTAAAAATATTAAAACCATGTGATGTAGAAGTTGGTATGGAATTATGTCACAATTATCCAAAATTTGAAAAAAATAATATTAATTTGGAAGATATATTGGAATATATAAAAAATATTGAAAGTAAAAGTATTGAAGAAAAAAAAGCATTTATAGATGGATTCTTTTATGGTGATGGTTCTTGTGGGAAATATAATTGTCCATCGGGTATAAAATATAGTTGGGCATTGAATCAAAAAAATATGAATAATTGTATAATTTTAAAATCGTTGTGTGAAGAAATTTTTCAAGAAAAATTTCAAATAAACGATACACTAAAAAGTAGTGGTGTTTATAAAATTGTTCCGAATTGTGGTAATATAAAAAAGTTTATCGATATTTTTAGAAATAAATTTTATAATAAAGATAAATATAAAATAATTCCAAATGAATATTTAAATAATCATGATATGAAATTTGCTTATTTCGCTGGATATTATTGGGCGGATGGTTCAAAATGTAAAAATGAAAAAGGGAAAAGCATAAGAATTGATAATAAAGGAAAAATTGGAACAGCTATGATTTATTATTTAATTAAATCATTAGGGTTTAATGTATCAATAAATACAAGAAAAGATAAAAAGGATATCTTCAGATTAAAAGCAACGACAAATAAACAAAGAAAAAATCCAAATATTATTAAAAAAAAGGATTTTATGTATGAATGTGAAGATTTTGTATATGATATTGAAACTGAAGTTGGGAATTTTAATACGGGATTTCCATTAATTGTAAAAAATACAGACAGCTGCTTTATGACCTTTAATGCAGAGGAATTGGATGGAACAAAGATAACTGGAAAGAAGGCATTGGATATAACAATTCAATTAGCAATAGAATGCGGTGAGCTTGCAAGTAAATTTTTGAAACCGCCACATGATTTGGAGTATGAAAAGACGTTTGACCCGTTTTTGTTGTTATCAAAGAAGCGATACGTGGGAATGTTGTATGAACATGATAGAAATAAATGTAAGAGGAAGTCTATGGGAATTGTTTTGAAAAGACGAGACAATGCACCAGTTGTCAAGGATGTGTATGGTGGAATTATAGATATTATTATGAAAGAGCAAAACATTGAGAAAGCAGTGTTGTTTTTAAAGACATTTTTAAAGGAAATTATTGATGAGAAGATTCCATTGGATAAACTAATTATTACGAAATCGTTGCGAGAATTTTATAAATGTCCTGAAAGTATAGCGCATAAAGTGTTAGCAGATAGGATGGGTAAGAGGGACCCCGGAAATAAACCATCGACAGGGAGTAGAATACCATTTGTCTTTATAAAAACAAAAAAAAATGTTAAGTTGCAAGGTGAAAAGATAGAACATCCAGATTACATAAAGGAACATGGTTTGAAACCAGATTATAAAATTTATATAACGAACCAGATTATGAAGCCTGTTATGCAGATATTTGCATTAGTTTTGGAGAATTTGAAGGTATTTAAAACGAGGAAGCGGGGATTTGAGAGGAAAATACGTTCGTTGGAAAGGAAATGGAAGGACGATGATAAAAAGTGTGTTGAAGATATAATGAAGGTTAGGAATAAACATGTGAAAGAGTTGTTATTTGATGATATATTGCGTGTTTATACAAATAAGCAAAATGGACAACAGACTATCACAAGTTTATTTGGAATATAGAAATTATATACAGTTAATAGATTTATTCATTATCAATGATTTTTTAAATTCTTCAAAATATTTTTCATCTTTAAATATAATTGATGTTTTCCAATTCAATTGCTTTGGTCTATACGTAGAAATTTTATAAATATTACAATCAAATTTTCTTCCTGGGTATGGTGGGTGTCTATGATAACTGGTCCAGTAATAACATGGATAGTATTCATCTTTTATTTTTTTTAACGTATTATTAATAGAGCGTTTCCAATTCCAAAAACCGAATGGTCTTTCACCATATCGAAATTCAAGTATTTTATGGCAAATCAAATCAGCGAAATACATCTTGATATAATTATATAAAAGTTATATAATTATATAAAAGTTATAAAATTATATCAATTTATAAAATTATATCAATAAAATTCTTAAACGGTGGAACATTTTTCATATTAATCTACATTATCTTCATCGCTATATAATTCAGTGTCGTCAAAAGTGGAATCTGTTGGATTCTCTTCATCTATTAGATTTTGTTCATTTTCTGTATTGTTTGTGTTTTGATTATTTTCATTATTGGAGGTTGGATTTAGAATTGTTTGTTCAGTAAATGGATTATATGCTGTATTATAATTTGTTTCTGGGAAGGTTGTCGAATTCTGTATATTATTGAATAAATTTGGAATATTAAATATTAGTTCACTTGATAAGGTATTATTAGAATTGTCTGGATTATTTAAAGTTTGAGATATATCAGAAAATACATTCATGACATTACTGGCAATTTCATTAGATAGATTATAAATATTTTCGCTAATATCATTCAATGCTTGGTTATTATTAATAATACTTGATATTCTATTAATCTCTTCATTTAAATCACTCATGGATTGACTTGGTGTGGTGTTTGTGGTAGGTGTTGTGGTGTTTGTGGTGTTTGTGGTAGGTGTTGTGTTTGTGGTAGGCGTGGTGTTTGTGGTAGGTGTTGTGGTAGGTGTTGTGGTAGGTGTGGTGTTTGTGGTAGGTGTGGTGGGTGTGGTGTTTGTGGTAGGCGTTGTAGGTGTGGTGATAATTTCATTTACAGGGTTGGCAAGATTATATCTACATATGGGACATCTTGTATCGAATTGAAACCAATTTAATAATTGACTTCTTGTAAATATATGACCACAATGATTTATTCTGGCAACATTTGTATCATCCTCAAAATTCTCTCTAGTAATTGGACAAATTTGATTATTGGATAGGTCATAAATATTTCTAATATTTCCCCATGTATTTGAAATAGTTTCATTATTAAAATTTTCTTCAGTTAATGGTCTTTGTGGATATGTATCATATAGAGAATTATTTAAGGTGTCTTGGAGATTTCGTGAATTGAAAGTAGTATTAAAAAAGAACGGTGTGTTAAAAGAACGACGATGACTTCTTCTTGTTGGTGGTCTTGTAATAGGACTATTAAAAAAAGTGCTATTTGGGAAAGTTCTTCTGTTTGAAAATGGTGTGTTTCTGGTGTCGGTAGTTCTACTTGTATTCCTTGAAATATCTGTTGTCCTTTGGAAAATATTTGGGGTTGGTAGAGGTGGTGGAGGTGGAGGAGGTGGGTTCATGGGTCTAGAAAATGATAAATTTGAAGAAAATGGTCTATTAACGACATTTCTGGAACGCCTATTCTGTAAGGATAATGAATTATTTATACCAACAATTATATTATTATTTAAGTCAAGAAATGACTGCATCATATTAAAGTGTTGTCTATATAAACTTAAATATTCTCTAGATGTGACATCATTATTCATTTCTATTATAAATTTATAATTTCTTTTTAATTAAGAATAAGTTAAATATATTTAAAAAATAATTATGAAAAATATATAAATGATGGCTTTAGAAAAATCTTATAATTATAGTGGAAAAGGCTTGACAGGGTTGGGGAATTTAGGGAATACTTGTTTTATAAATTCAACAATACAATGTTTATCGCATACATATGAATTGAATAATTTTTTAAATAATGGGACTTATAAAAAAAGAATAAATAAGATACCGGAAAGTTTGTTATTATTGGAATGGGACAAGTTGAGAGAATTAATGTGGAGTGAAAATTGCATTATAAAACCGGCAGGTTTCATTAGTGCTGTTCAAAAAGTAGCGAATATTAAAGATATTGAAATATTTACAGGCTATGCGCAAAATGATTTAACAGAATTTCTTACATTTTTATTGATGTCTTTCCATGAGTCAATAAAAAGAGAGGTTGAAATGAATATAAAAGGAAACATAGAGAACAATGTTGATAAATTAGCAATTAATTGTTATAAAATGATGAAAAATATGTATAGTAAAGAGTATTCGGAGTTTCTAAATATGTTTTACGGTATACATGTATCAAAAATAGTTTCAATGGAAAGTGAATATGAAAGTTCAAGTCCGGAGCCTTTTTTTATGTTGAATGTTCCAATTGGTGAAAAAAAAACATTAGAAGAAAGTATTAGATTGTATACGAAAGTGGAGGAATTGGAAGATAAAATAATGAATGATAATACAAAAGAAAAAGAAAAAGCGACCAAACAAATAGTTTTTTGGAATTTACCTAATATTTTGATAGTAACTTTGAAAAGATTTAATAATAATAATGAAAAAAATGATGAAATGATAGATTTTCCTTTAGAAAATTTTGATTTGTCACAGTATGTTGTTGGTTATAATAAAGATTCTTATAAATATGATTTATTTGGTATTTGCAATCATAGTGGTGGTGTTTCTGGTGGTCATTATACATCTTTTGTGAAGAATGCGAATGGGAGTTGGTATCATTTCAATGATACAAGTGTAAATAAATTAAATGAATCGAGTGTAAAAACAAATATGGCATATTGCTTTTTTTATCGTAAAAAAATATTACAATAATTTATAGATGAGTTTAGAAGTTTCTCCTACTACAGGATTTACATATTTATTTGATAATGTAAATGATAATTTATATGAAAAATCTAAAAATCCAATTATTTTTGCGGTTTTAATATCAATTATTATAATATATGTATTAATTTTTAATTATTTAGGTATTTCACACTCAACATCGAAAGCAGTTGAAAATGGTCCAAGTGTAAAAGTAATTGAATTAATTTTATGGGGGGTATTTTTATTTTTGATATTTGTTAATGCGTTACAATACTTTTTTGAAGTAGATTTTAGAACTTCTATAAAGAATATGTTTGGGGATAATCCACAAATAGATGTAGACGTTATGCCGAATAAAAGTTTTGAAAATAATATGCAAAAGAACGAAGTATTTCACATAGGTGATAATATTTATACATATGAAGAAGCAAAAGTATTATGCAATGCACATGATGGGGATTTGGCATCATATAATCAAATAGAAAAAGCTTATAATAATGGTGCGGAATGGTGTAGTTATGGTTGGTCTAAAGACCAAATGGCGTTATATCCAACACAGAAGAGCACATATGAAAGGTTAAAAGGGGATTCTTCAAGTAAAAATAATTGCGGAAGACCTGGGATAAATGGTGGATATATAAAAAATCCAAATGCTAAATTTGGTGTAAATTGTTTTGCAAAAAAAGAAAAACCAACTGATTTAGAAAGAGATGTAATGAAGATGCAACCAAATGTTCCAATGACAAAAGAAAACAAAAAATTAGATTTTTATAAAAGAAACATTAATAAAATAGTAAAAAAACCATTTAATTCTGATAGATGGAGTAGTTTTTAATTAAAATATATTTAAAAATATTAATATTTAAAATATTAATATTTTAAATATTAATATTTTTAAATTAAGAAAGCTTAAACATTTTTTTTAGTTTTTCTTTTTTTCTTTTTTAACTTTCTTTTTTTAGTTTTTTTCTGTTTCATAATAGGATTTGCTCGTAAGTTTATTAATTTACTAAATAAATCACCCGGAACGCAAATTGATTTTTCTTTTTTCTTTTTTGTTGGTTTTCCATCCATAAAATCTTCAAAAATATTTTTTTGATTGTTTATTAAAAATAAAGAAAGTGGAACACCTAAATTTTTACGTAAAATAGCTTTACCACCACCTACTTTAAATTTTTCTCGCATAATATTACTATTTAATTCCATACCCAAACTATTCACTTTATCATCCTTAATATAACATATATACTCGTCTAATTTCATTTATATATTAATATTAGCTTATTTTAAATAATTATTTTTTTTTAATGTTTTTCTAAAATTTCCATTATTTTTTCAGGTTCATCATAAACTAAATCAAAATTATATTTTTTATTTATGTTATCATAAATAATATCATATAATCTTTCATAATTTACATTATTTTTGTCATTTTTAAAAATATCAACATAATCATAGAGTTTTGTATATTTATCTTTTAGATATTCTATTGTGTTTCTCATATCCATATTAAAATTATATTCATGGTTTGTTTGAACCATATTTAAAATTTTTTCATTATTTAATATTTCTTCATTTGTATAATTATCTTTTAAAAATTGCAAAGCGTCGGTGTATTCATCATAATTTTCTTGCATTGCTTGATTCCAAATATATATATTCTGCAATTTCGTTTTTAAATCTATTTTCATTATTTATTTCATAACCACTTTTTTTTAAAGATATTGTTATTTCAGTAATAAATTCATTAACAATATCTTTATTTAATAAATCATCATCAACCTTTTTATTTAACCATCCAATAAATGCGTCGACTTTTCGTTTTTTATATAATTTATTTAAATTATTGTATAAATTCTTATTCATAATAAATATAATATTTTTAATACTTTAAATTAATTTTAATAATATTAAATGAAAATTTTCATAATAATTTTCATATTAATTATATGTTCTTTTTACAATATAAGAAATTTTTTCTTCTCTTTTAGATTTTACATATTTAATAATATTTTTTACTTTATCTTCGTCGCCTAAACAATCATTTAAACATTCTTCAAGAAATCTAAAAGTTAATGGTGATGTTTGTTTGGATTGTTGAAATTTTAAAATACCATCCGATATTTGAATTGTCGCGGTCTCTAAATTATTTTGCTCGGCATGATTATATAGTCTATTGGTTAAATTATTTTTTTTTTCTCTCATTTCTCTAGATTTATTGCGAATTTCTGTCAATTGATTATCCAATAAAACCCATTGTTTTATATTTTCATGAAAATCCCCCATTTATAATAATATTAAATAATTTATTTTTAAATATTATTATAATATATTTTTACAGTTATCTTTTTACAGTTATCTTTTTACAGTTATCTTTTTGCACCTTTCAACCTCATAGTAATGTTTTTTATTTTTCTTCTCTTTTTTCTAATTTTACTAGCTGTTTTTTTTCCTTTATATTTGTGATTTGCACCTAATAAAAATAAGGGTACTAAAACTGATTTTATTGTAGCTGCAAAACTACCACCTTTTAAGCTTTTACTTCCTCCTCTGCTGTTTCTACTGTTTCTGCTGCTGTTTCTTCTGCTGTTTCTTCTGTTGTTTCCTCTGCTGTTTCTGCTGCTGTTTCTTCTGTTGTTTCTTCTGTTGTTTCCTCTGCTGTTTCTGCTGCTGTTTCTTCTTACCATTTAATATATATTGATATTATTTATTTTTTATAATTTTTAATAAAGTTTTGGATCGCACTAAAATTAAAAATATACCTAAAATTAATAAAAAACTTATAATTACAAAAATAAGAGAAAGGTAAATATAAGGATAAATTTCTTTTAAAATCATATCAATTACCGGTTTCATTATTTCTTTAATTTCTTTTTTAACATCATCTCTTTTAAAAATATTTAAACATTCATTTAACAGGGTTTCTTTAATGTTCATTAAATAATTAAAATAAATTAAAAAAAAAAATTGTCCGTAAATTCGTTATTTATATTGCAAAATTTTTCTTCATTGTTTTTAATGACGCATATATACCAATATACCGAAAATTTAGATTTAAATTCTATAATAGTATATACCCCAAAGGCAGTTCAAGGTGGTGGTTACTACGCGAAAATAAAAATGAATAATGATGATTTATATATTCAAACCCCTAAAATATTTACAAAAAATGGTATTACTCAAACAGAAAAAAAAACATATTGCGATTTGTTGTTTGAAAGAGACCATAATGATTTTATTAATTTTTTTTCAAATATAGAAAAAAGAATAATCCAGATTATTTGTAGTAAAGGTAGTTTATGGTTTACTGAAGAACCTACCAAAGAAGATATAGAAGAAAGATGGAATTCCAGCATAAGACATTATAAAATACATAAAAATTTAATCAGAACAAATATTGCAAAAAATATAAAGGGATTTATATTAAAATTATGGGATAATGATGATAATACAATAACAGCTAAAGATATAAATTCTGAAGATGAAATTATAGCTATTTTCCAAATAAATGGTTTAAAATTTAGCAGTACTTCATTTCAACTAGATATTTCATTAAAACAGCTAATGAAATTTAATAAAAAAGAAATATTTAGTAAATGTTTAATTAAAATTAATAATAATGTTGACAAAACCATGACAAATATATATTCTAATTTAAACAATGTTTCTAATGAAGAAAACGATGAAGAAAACGATGAAGAAAACGATGAAGAAAGCGATGAAGAGAGCGATGAAGAAAGCGATGAAGAGAGTGATGAAGAAAGCGATGAAGAAATATTAAACGATATTAAGGGAAAAAATATAAAAGAACAAAAAGTCGAAGATAAAATGGATGAAATAAAAGTGGATGGAATAAATGTCGAAGATAAAAAAATGGATGAAATAAATGTCGAAGATAAAAAAATGGATGGAATAAAAATGGATGGAATAAAAATGGATGGAATAAAAATGGATGGAATAAAAATGGATGAAATAAAAATGGATGATAAGGATTATAAAAAAAATTTAAATAGTGTAGAAAAAAATATAAATTTAGAAAATAATTTAGCTAATAATTTAGAAAAAGATTTTTTAAAAGAGGTTACTTTAGAAATTTCTGAAAATACACCCAATATGGAATTAAAAAACCCGAAAGAAGTTTATATGGATATTTATAATAAAGCTTTAATAAAAGCTAGAATGGCAAAAAAAAAGGCAATACAATCGTATTTAAAAGCAAATAATATAAAAAAATTATATTTATTGGAAGATATAGAAAGTTCTGATGGGGAAGATTTAGATAATTTTAGTGATTAATGATTTAATATAATTTTTAATAAAATTATTTTGTTAATAGAATTTATAATGAAAGGAAAAAATAATCTTTTAAAGAACTTTAAATCACATCAGGTATTAATTTTAGTTGCGATTGTTGTTGGTGGATATTTTTTATATACTTATTCAAAATCTAAAGGTGGTAGTTTAGACTCTTACGCTGAAATGAATGAGGCCAGTAATGCTGCTGAACAAAACAATTATCAACCTGCAGGACCAAGTGGCACCAATTCCGAGAATGCCCCAGCATCAGGAATGAACACAAATATGCAGGGATTACCACCCAGCTGTGTCAAACAAAACGTAACAGACCCAAGAGAATTATTACCTCGCGATGCCAACAGTGAGTTTTCCCAATTAAATCCACAAGGGTCTGGTGATTTAGAGAATGTTTCTTTGCTTACTGCTGGGACACTACAGGGTATTAACACTGTAGGAACATCTTTGAGAAATGCTAATTTACAATTGAGAAGTGAACCAGCTAACCCAAGAATGAATGTTGGTCCATGGCATAACAGTACTATTACTGCAGACTCCAATAGACGCGATTTAGAGATTGGTTCTCAATAAATAACATTAAAAAATAACATTAAAAAATAACATTAAAAAATAACATTAAAAAATAACATTAAAAAATAACATTTAATGTTAAATATAATATTTAACATTAAATTAAATATTATATTTTTATATATGAAACGAGATATATTTACTTATGTATTGATAGGATTTGTGTTGTTAATTATATTTAGAATTTATAGAGAATCTGATTTATTTCAATTAAAATGTATTATTTCAAATGTCGATGGTAAAGAATATTGCGTTAGGGAAAGGGCTAAATTAGAATTAGTAGCTGATTTATTAGCTGAAACAACGCAAAAAATGAATAAATTAGTAAAATATTTAGGAGAGAAATATCCCGATAGAGGAAATGTTAAACGACTAGTAAAAAATTTTAATCCTCAAAAAGTAAAAGAAATTTTACCTACAAGTAAATATACAGCTTATTCGGAAAATAAAGGAGAAAAATTAGCCTTTTGCACGACAACGACTAAAAAAGGTAATAAGTTAATTGACAAAAATACTTTAATGTTTGTTGCTCTCCATGAATTATCACATATAGCGACAAAAAGCATTGGACATACTACCGAATTTTGGGAAAACTTTAAATATTTAATACAAAATGCTGAAAAAATAAATATTTACAAACCTGTAAATTATAAAGAAAAACCAAAAGAATATTGCGGTATGACTATCACAGATAGTCCTTATTATGATTTATAATTTTTTAATAAAATATTTAAACATTTTATTAAATGAAGTTTTTTATTAGCGTCTGCGTTTGCGTCTAACTGTTTTCTTTGCTGTTTTGCGTCTGCGTTTGCGTTTTGCTGTCTTCTTTGCTTTTTTGCGTCTGCGTCTGCGACCACCGCTGCTGTTGTTGTTGTTGCGGCGGCTGGTGCTTTTGTTTCTGCTGCGGCTTTTGCTTCCTCCCATTAATTTTTCTAATATTCCCATTATAATATATATAAATATTTTTTTTTACAATCCATAAATATTTAACGCATATTCCTAAACTCTCTCGTAAATTTCGTATCTATAATCTATATCTTTAAATGTTCTAAAGTTCACTCTTTCGATACGATTGAAATTTGTTGGAATTTTTGGAAAGAATGTATCGCAATCATATTTTTTATTAATAAAGGTAACATAAATGTTTTCCAGTTCATTGGAAGATATGAAAGTTTCATATATTTTTTCACCACCTATAATCCATGGCGTATAATTTTGTTGATTAATATGTTTCATTAAACAGTCTTTATTATTAAATAATAAAATGTCTTTGGGAAGTTCTTCTTTTTTTAAAGAAGAACTTAAAATGATATTAGTTCTATTTGGTAGTGGTTTTTTAGGTAAACTTAACCAAGTATTTTTTCCCATAATAACACAGTCATTTTTATTAGCTGTTGTTAAATCTTTAAAATATTTTAACTCGTTTTTTATTTTCCATGGTAAATTATTTCCAATACCAATTCCTCGATTTTTACAATATGCCACAATCATATTCATTTTATTTATAATTAAATAATTATAAATATATTTATATATATGTCAAAAATATTTAATTTAATATTATGGGATGGTGATAAAATAAACCATATATATTTCTTTGTAGGTGATAATAATAAAAATATACAAGAGTTGATATCAGCAGAATTATGGAATACAATCACCATAAACGACATTGATTATTCTATAATTAATGAATTTATATATAACGATGATTCTATAATAAGAATAAAAGAAAAATTAGTAAAATGGACCGATATTAACGCAACAATTCCAGAAATATATTTATTTTCTTTATTTGAAGAAAAAATAAATTCAAAAATAATATTTAATCAATTAGTTCAGGATAATTTTTTGGAACTAAACAATAATAGATTGAATTATTTTTTAAAAAATATTTATTTCTCTGACATTCTAAACAATGAACAAATTAGTCCCGAGAGATTTATTAAAAAAATTAAATCATTATATAGTTATTCTGATTTCATCAACTTACAAAATATAAACTTTTCAAAAAAAAATATTATTAAAAAAAGTATTGGTGTTGACGCATATTATAATAAAAAACATATTTTCACATGCAATCCGTATGAACTCGAAAATGAAGATGAAACTATAATAAATGAATTAACATCTATTACTACGCAAAATAAAAAATCTCTCATTGAATATGGTGATTGTTTAAATAATAATATATATATTTGTTTAGCTAAAGATGTTATTGAGAAAAATATTGATTCAATGGAATATTTATTAAAAGTTTATTATCCACAACTTTATAATAATTTTAATGTAAAAGATATAAATGATATAGAAAGCAAAAGAGCCGAAATTATAAAAAATCAAGATGAACGATTAAATAATTTAGATAATATTGAAAATAAGATAAAATTTTTAAATAAAATAAATAACGATTTTCAGATAGAATATTTGAATAAAGGTGTAAAAAGTATATATATAACTGTTCATCCTATTTCTAATATGAATATCCCATTGGAAACAATTTTTAAAATATTAAATACAAGCTCAAATTTACCTTTCATAAAATATAATTCTGGTAATAACTTGGAAAATATTTATAGACTTTATACTGCTAATAATATATCTACAAATGGAAAAAGAATACCATCTTTATATGTAAATTATAATAATAAACAAGTTAAAATTAAAAGTTTGGTTAAATCATTGGCAAGGACAAAAAAAATAGGATTATTTATTTTAGATGATATTAATGAGGTTTTTTGTGAATTATCACCAGAAGGAAATATTGAAATTAAAATAGAATTTATTGAACCTCAAAATATTGAAAATATAAATGATATAATAAAAAAAACAGTAAATAATGAAGTTTTAATACAAATAAACAATTTTACCAATGATATAGGTTATAAATATACATTATTTGACAATATCTACGAAGAAAACATCGAAATAAATAATATTAATTATGTTTATTCATTTGAATATAAAAAAAAAATAAATTTGAATAATTACATTGGTTGTTTATCACCAGTATTTAACATCAATGATGGTATTATTTCAACCACTGATGATATTATTAATTTGACATACAAAAGAGTATCTTCCTTTCAAGTTATGGATAGTATCAATTTTTTCATAACAATTTTACAGAGAAATAATATTGATTTAAACACAATAAAAAATAAGGTAAAGGATAATTTTAATTTAACACAAGAAGAAGCTGTTAATAAAGTATCGGAATGGCAAAGTCAAGTAAGTTTTCAAATGGAACAATATCAAAACAAAAAAATAAATGTAAAAGATAACCCAGGTTTTGAAATAAAATTAGAACAAAAAATAATAGATATTTATGGTTATGGATACAATAATGTCATGCAATTAACAATTCAACATATTAATAATATAAAGTATATTAAATTTATTGACATTTATATTAATGCATTAGTAGCTATTATAACAAAGAATAATGAAATACCAAAAGATTATTTAAAGGATAATTGTTTCACAAAAAAAACAGCTGATATTGAAGAAGATGAAAATTTAGAAGACAATGATATAGATATTGATGATTTAGTTAAATTACAGGAAAATAATAGAAGTGGTAAAGTAGAATATATTGAATCCGACGATGAATTTGATGATGAATTATTAGTTTCTGATGATGAAGATGATGAAGATGACGATGAAGAAGAAATAGATTTTAATGAAGAAAGAAAAGAAAAAACACCACCCCAATTAAAAAAAAAACCACCAACTAAACAACCACCACCACCAAAAGGAACACCACCACAATTAAAAAAAAAACCACTCCAATTAAAAAAAAAACCACCAACTATACAACCACCACCACCAAAAGGAACACCACCCCAATTAAAAA